CAAATTGTGAGGAAATGGAAAACATTTTCCTGTCCGGTAGCGGTAGGGCTGGACGCTAGCAGATTTGATCAACATGCGTCAAGTCAAGCTAACAACTTTGAGGATTCTGTTTACAGACGCCTTTTCCGTAGTACCAGGAAAGGTGATTCAGAGTTACATTGGTTGTTAAGACGCCAACTTGTAAATTTTTGCAAGGGTAAAGGAGACATTTTCGACTTCGAGTATAAGACAGCTGGCAGGATGTCAGGTGATATGAACACTTCTGTTGGAAACGTGATTCTTATGACATCTGTGTTGTTGCATTGGAAAGAGACCTTAGGGTTGAATTTCAAGTTAGTCAACAATGGGGATGATTCTGTTGCAATAATGGAGCTTTCAGAACTGCCAAGATTTCTTGATGGATTTGATTTATTCTTTGTTGCTTATGGATTCAACATGGTTGCTGAAGAGCCCGTATACCGTGTTGAGCATATTGAATTTTGCCAGATGAAACCCGTTCGATTGGATCGAGGGTGGATGATGGTACGTAAGCCAACGAGTGTGTTCAAAGATATGATTGCCATTTCGTCCAGAGGCGTAGCAAAATATTACAACTACCTTAGGGATGTTGGATTTTGCGGACTGTCCTTGTACGCAGATTGCCCTCTAGTTGGAACCTTTTACAGTGTTCTGAGTCGTCAGGGAAACGAACGACTAGAAGGGGAATTACAAGGCGGTTTAGCTTATTGGATGAAGCAAGGAGACTATGAGAAAGTACCAGTTCTTCCTGGTGGTTACTCACAAGATAGTCTTCTTAGCTACTGTGAAGCCTTTTCACTCGAGCCCATAGTCGTAATTGAATTTGAAGAACTTGTTGAAAAAGATCTAATAGCTGCAGTTAGACAGCTGTCGCTTTTGTGTTAAAATGAGTAACATGAAAAATAAGAATAATGCTAGGACCGGGGGAGCCGTTTTATCTCCCTCGAACAAAGAACTTGAATTTATCAACACTGGGCACGCCGCTCAAAGCAGGTATTTGGCAGCTTTGGCTAATCCATTTGCCTCGCCGGCGGTCCCCATTCCTGATTCTTTCTTCAATGCACACGTCTACGAGAATGCTTTCGAACCTGGATACAGCGGTGGCGTAGACGAACTTGAATTGAAGTTTTACAAGGTGACCGAAGAAGCGACTGGTGATTATAGGATTACCTTTAGTTCTCGAAAAGGATCAACTTGGACAACTGATAAGATGACCACATCTGAAGTGGGAACTCGTCTGGTTGCTGGCGGCATTTCTTTTGAGGATATCGGCAAAGCCGACGACCTCGAAGGTATGGTGACTTACGCACAGGCCAACTTTGCCGCCAATCCAAATATGCCAGTTGCTGAAATTGCGTCAACAGACCAGCGATCTTCTCGCAATGTTGGTCATGGTACTGTCCTTTATGAATTACAACGTCGTCAGGCTTTGGATTTTGAGGGCAATGCTTTTACCAAATTGAACATTGTGTTTAGTAAGCAGGTCACGGTGTTGGCGCGGTTTTGCGCTATTGCTGAATGTGATGGTGAATCTGGATTCCTGGAAGACAAAACCTCTAACAAGAATTTTGTCATTTCCGGAGTAATCCCGAATTACCATGCAGGAGTATTTGCTGACACACCTCACCCTGCCCTTGACCATTCCTTAATCGAACCATCCCACACTGGTATCCACGAGCACAATCCTGGACACCACTCTTCTGCACTTACTGCAGCAGCGCATTGGGTTAGTTCGGCTGCCGGGTGGTTATGGAAACACAGGGATGCTGCGGCCAATGTGGTCAAAGCAGCACCGAAGTTTTACCAAGCTATGACTAGATACGGAGGATCAATCATGGGCAGATCTGGGCAAATTATGGCCCTTGGTGCTCGTGCTGCTCCGTTGGCCATTGCTTTGTAATGAGGAGATTGTTTATGAAGTTGAATACCACATTCGGAAAATGTTTCTGTAGTGTGGAACAGGATGTAAAAAGTGAAGAAACTGAGAGTTCCCAAGACCAGCAGCACGCGGCTGGCAATGACCAATGAGTGCGGAAGCCCCGGCCGATTTCCGCAGCCCTTCTCACAGCGTGCGGGCCTATTTAACATAAAGAATACTTATGGG